AGGCGGCGTTAATTTCTTTTAGTACATCGTTAAACTGTCGTTCTGTAATCATTGTGGCAATTGTCCTATATTAGGTTGCATTGGTGGTTGTGGCTGTGGTTGTGGTGCTGGCTGCTCTACGTTACCTTCCTTAACGGATACCTCACGCTCCTTGAGTAGCTGCTTAGAGATTTCAAGGCGACGCTTAAACTCTTTGTCGTCTGCATCTCCAGCCTGTAGGTTAGTCGTTACAGCTTTGATACGGTCAATCTCAAGCTCCTGTGGTACAGCCGCTGCTTCAGCCTGTGCTTTAACTGCACGAGCTTCAGATTCTTTAGCTTGTCCGTTAAGAGCAGCAGTCTGTGAAGCTTGGAACTGCAACTGAGCTTTTTGTGTAGCTTGCTGTGCTTCCTGAGCCTGTGGGTTAGGCTGGTTAGCTTGGTCAAGCTTAGCAATAAGTTCTTCACGGTTGGACAAGTTCATGTTCTCAACGATAGACTTAACTAGCTCAGGGTACATCGGAGTATCTGGTGACATGGTTTGTAGTAACTGTACGAGCTGTGTGACTTCGTACTCACGGGCAATAATACCCAAAGAGCTAGATACGTCAAACTTATAGTCAGCCACTGGGTACAGCTCAGGCTCAAACTGCATATAGCGATGAGCAGCCTTGGTTACCAACGGAATAATAAACGACTCTTGGAAATTAATCAAAGTACGCTTGTGACGCTTAATGATAGCACCGAGGCTCATGGAGATGCCTGCTGCTGTGCTTTCGCCGTTAATACTACCTGCAATACCAGCTGAGTCAATAGCGCCTGTGGCGGTCTGTACCATTTGCTGTAAGGCACCTGCTTGTGCAAAGGTAATCTGACTGACCTGTCCAAAGTTAAACGGCTGTAGAATCTCAGCAGGATTACCGTTGGTTAAGATTACTTTGCCTGGACGTACTTCAGGTTTAGCACCACGGGGCATACGGGAAGCATCCATGGCAAGCATAGGATGTACAGTAAGGGCAAGAGCATCGATTCTAGCGCGTAGTTCTGCGTCTAACGCCTTTTGGGAGTTATACCCTTTCTCACATACTCCTCTGCCCCAGAAACGGCTAGGAACGACATCCCAAGGGAATGCGATAACAGGACGGTCGCCCATCATGTAAGGATTCTTCTCAGCCTTCAAAAGAGTGCCGCCATCAGCGATAACAACAATAGCCTCAACATAATAGCTATCTTCCGCCTCTTCGTCCTCGGACAGAGTTACAGCTTCTTCCTCAGCGTCTGGGTCGGACATGGCTTCATCCAACAAGTAACGAGGTACGAGACCGTAGTATTTAGTAAGACGTACTTTGTCGTCATCATAGGTAGTAGTCAGCTCATGGTCAGGCTCAATGTCAAAGTCAGGAGCTGCTGTACCTACGTCTGCTTCACGGTAGACACCATCTTCCTGCAACTGCTCTACAATGTGACGCGATACGAACTCATCAATAGCTACACCCAAGGCATTCTCTACAGTGGTGGCTACAGGGTCAATAAGGAAGTTCTGAGGCATTACAGGGTTAAGCTTAACGCACGTACGGTCTTGTATAGTGACACCAACAGCAGTCAATTCACCGCCCATAACAGGCTGTGTGGCTGGTTTCATTTCTTTTTCGGTAGTAAGTTCAATCTCAGCAATGCCTGTACCGAATACGGCTGCATTAATAAGACACTCGGCTACATTCTTACGGATTTTGTTGCGTTTAAAGTCTGATTCAAGGCCAGTACGGAGGACTTGTATGTCTCTCTTCTCTGTATCGCCTGCATCGTCCTTAATATCAAACCATTTACCACGACCGAAGGTAGCTTCCTCCAGTTCCGCTACGGAAGACTCCACAGCCTGCTGTAGTGCAGGGGAAATAATCTTGGAACGCTCTGATTGTCGTGTTTTGTCTTCAGCAGACCACTGACCACGCCACAAACGGTAGTATTCATCAAACTTTTGGGAATAGTTAGCCTCGAAATGGTCACGCCAGTCGGTGCATTTTGATTCTACCCAGTCTTCTAAGCGTTCTAAGTGAAACTTTTCTTTGTCTAACATAGTTTAATATCCTGAATAGTAGTCAGTAAATTCATATTCGTCTTCCTCAAAGTCAACAGCATAGGCTATCTGTGCTAACTGGTCTATATAAGCCAATGAGTCAATTAAATCGTCATGTACTAACTTGTTTGGGAACTGAAATAGCTCATCTAGGAACTCAGTATTCCACTCCCCTTTGTTAAGTACAAGGTTACCGTGTTCAAATCTACCCTGCAACGCCCATACGATACGGTCTACCTTACGTTTGTTGCCGTGGGTTAGCTCTTCTACGCGGAAGAACCTTTGGTTTTTCTTCATTAAGTCGTTTAGGTAGGGATAGACAGCATTCTTCAATGCCCCTTTCTCAATCCCTACGGCTGCTGGTTGGTAGTCTCGGACTGCCTCAAAGATTTTTCTGGCGGTCTTTTTGACGCCCCAGCGCCCATGTATGATATTAGCAACCCACCAGCCTTCAGTGTTCGCTTTAACCACAGCAATTGACGTTTGGTCAAGTCGTTTGGTTTTAGTTGTTGCTTTTTCAACATCCGCAAATCCTGCCAAGTCAACTGCAATATAAAACTGTCCGTCCTCCGGTTCTTCCTCGGAGAACTTAACGTGTTCCTCCTTAAAGAGTTCACCACCCGCTGCCTCAAAGGACGCCATGAACTCCTGTCGGAAGGAGAAGGCTGACATCGACTTCTTAGCTGCTTCAATCTCTGCGCTGTCCAGAAGGGGGTTATCGTAGCTTGTAAAGTGGTAACCCTGCCAGTCCTCATCGTTGGAGATACTAGCGTACTGGTGCAGGTCATAGAAGTGGTTACGACCCATAGGCGTGCCAATAAACAAGGCTTCACCCTTTAAATCCGCCAAGGCAGGTCTTAGGATTTGTTCCCAGACCTCCGGCTTCATGTCGGCATACTCATCCATTACGAGGTAGTAGAGGCTGACACCACGCATAGTCTCTGGCCTATCAGCACCCTTTAGGGCGATGGTAATACCGTTGACTAGCTTTATCTGTAGGTTGTTTACATGGCTGGAACTAATAACTGGATGACCCACCTCCAACAAAGCCTGCCACATAATGTCTCTAGCCTGACCCTGTGTAGGGGCAACATAGAATATCTGACCACGTTTAGCTTCCAACCCTTTAACGATTAACTTCCAAGCAGCGTAGCGAGACTTACCTGTACGACGACCCGCAGCGACAACCTGAAAGCGCTTATTGTCCGCCCACACCTGCTGTTGCCACGGTAGTAGGGATATATTAAGGTCAGTCATTTAATAATTATTAGTTATAAATCGAACACCTTCAAACGTAAAGCTTTTCTGTTTGTTAGCTTTAGCTTTCTTAAGTGTTTCTTTAAAGGCTTTCTTTTTTGAAAGTTTTTCTTTAGTTTTCTGAGCTTCAATTATACTAGACTGCCTTACGTTTTCTAAAGCTTTGGTTTTAGCCATGTTTCTTAAGGCTCCACTATTTGCTGTTTTTTTACCTACGTTCTTAGCGAGACCTTGAGTAAGACCTTTTGCCAATACTTTACCAATTGCCGCACCTGCCATTTTACACCTCAGTTAATAGTTACATCTACTAGTAAGTCCACATTACGGGTGTAGCGTTAGAATCACCACTAGCCCTGTCGTCCACATGGATAAATGTACCAGCCACTCCAATACCAGCAAACCCAAGGGCGATTGCCTGTTCAATAATCTTGTACTTTTCTTTTCCGCTAATAGCTCTGATGTCCGCTGCAATACCTTGGGCATGAGTTCCTGCTTTCTCCTTATGTCTTTCATTACTGTGATTAGGGCTACGGAAGCCACTAGTAATCACAAAGGGAAAACCACAGGCTTCACGCAGAGCATCCAAACGCTCTAGGAACTCTGGACACATTTCATTTTGATTTGTTTCTTGACAGTTGAACTCACTCAAGGCAAAGTACTTTGGATTATACATCGGTGAACTCTCCGTCAATAATATCTTGCTCTTGGTCTGTGTTCTCG